GACGCCAAAAGTCTCTTGCCCCACTCTACCTCGAAGCCGAAGATATCGGTATCGTTCCTCGAATGTGCCGAGCAAACATAGTTCTGAATAAGTTCTAATCATAACTCACTCAGACCCCTTATATCTGGTCATAGCCTCGATAGCTCTTGCATACATCTCGTCATCATCTTGAGCTTTGTCAATGCTCCTGGTTTTAGCTTTGGCAAGTTCTGTATTAGCTTTAAGGATCTCCAATTCCTGTTGGGCCTTAACAGTACCAAGCTTCAAATAATGTACCAACACCTGAGAAGATGCTGTTCGGTTAATTATCTGCTCTCTTGCCATTTCAGTAGCCAACGCAATCATCTGATTCTCGCTTGATTCTAAAGTGAGTGGTGGACGATAACGTTTGGAACTCTTTTTAGTTTTTTCGCTTTTAGATTCCCCCACGTTTACCGCCTCCTCTCAACTGTTATCAGCTACTTGTAGGGAACTTTTTCGTCTGACAACCAGACTTTTATAGTAGATATATAACACTTAAAGGAGCCTACAAGGGCGTAGACAGTTGGAGATATTTCTGGTTGAAAGGAGAAAAACCAAATGGAGGAAGTGAGGAAACCTTATAGGCTCGTTTAAGTGTTATATAGGAAATAGGGGATTGGTTTTCGAAAATATCCCCCCGGGGAATTTCCAAAGACCAGCGCGATGAAGGAGGGGGTGTGAAAAATGCGACCCCCCCCTATGTCGCTAAGCAGGGACTGAGAAGATCTCAGGAATCATCAGTTGAAAGAGTTCTTTTTTCATAAATATTTTTGAAATCATATTTAATAATTTCATCAATTGCTCTTTCAATTTCTTGTTCGTTTTCCTCATCAGTCATTTGATCAGAAGTTCTTGCAACTCTTGCTAAAAAAGAACAAGAACAGTAACCTTTATCCTGATCATAATTGTACCATTGATCGAACTGATCAAATGGATCATACGGATTGTCGTGAGTAGTTAACGCACACTTCGCCACTGCTGTTGTTCACCTCTTTTTTAGCTGGCGTTGGTATACTTGGCTATGGTAGATGTAGATACGCCAAGGCTCTCAGCTATCTCTGCGTTGGTATAGCCGGATGCCACCATGGCATTGATTTTACTAATGCGGGCCGGGGATAGTTGTGTAGTTGTACGGGGAAGTGCTCTCTGTTTAACAGCATCAGCATCAGCATATCGCAGAATGTTAGTAAGCTGCGTATCAGAGATAGCACCGGCCTGTATGGCTTCCCATTCTCTATCAGAGATAGAAATACGGGAGTTCTTACCACTAGCACCGACAGACGCTCTAGCATTATTGATAGCTATCTGACTAGCCTTACGGATCTCTTTCTTATCCATATCCGGGTTGTCTTGAATCTTAGCCTTAACCTGGGAATTAGCAATGATCTGCGCCCTACGTTCTCTAGGAGCATTCATAGCAGCCACATTATACTTAGAAAGCAGGCTAACCACCTCTTCTTCATACTCAGCCCGAGCATCCTTACTATATTTCAGGCCGCCAGTAGCTTTGTATTCTTTTCGAGCACGATTAGCCAGGGACTTCATTTTGTTAGCATAGTCGGCGTATTCATTCTCTTTCGGGTGTCCAGATGACAGATCACGAGCATCTTCAGTAACAGACATGAGCTTGACTGTAGTAGTAGCGGGGGTTAAATTACCTTTCTTATCCCTATAGAGTCTGCCAGATTCTTTATAAGCAATCTTACCAGTCTCAGGATCAATAACACCACTGCCTTGACGTTCGTTAATTCGAATGTCCTGTTTCTTTCTGGAGATCAGGGTTGAAGCACCGCCAGTTTTGATGTTGCCATCTATGTCGACTCTAGTCTGATACTTAGTTCTAAGCTCGGCGATACCATTCTCTTTTTCAGAACGCTTATAGTCGAGCTTATGTTTCTCGGCATCAATGACGACCATCGAATGACGAACAGCACGAACGATGTCACTCTCTGGCGCACCCCTAAGGGTCATGTCTGTGATCAGATTGGAAACCCGGCCCATCTGATTCTGAGTTTCAGATTTAGTCATGACTTTCATACCTTCTCGATATGCATACTCAGTCTTAGGATCAAAGCCCTCAAGGCCCTTCAATGCAGGAGTAGATTTAATTCGGACTCTATCGTTAGTCGGAATTACAACTACCTGATCTCCATCAAAGTCAGCACCAGAAAGTCTTTCGGCAACTTTAGGATTGATACCAACAGCATCAAGGATGTTAGGGCCGAGAATACTGCGAGCAGACTTATTCCTGTTGTTAACGGTGAGCACAGGGATCTCGAATGTACCGCCATGAGGATAGCGAACAAGCGCAACAGTTTCGCCCTGTTTATAATTAGGTGCGTAGATTTCGGTTTCCTTCAGATCAGTAATCGGAAGAATAACCTGAGTCTTCTGTCTCGGCAATGCGGCGGCCTTCAGATGCACAGTCGCACCATCACAAGTCTCGGCAAAGTCGAGCAGCATCTTCTTTTTAATCGTAGGATTAGTCAAAGAGCAAATCTCGTCAAACTCAGATTCATAATCCGCATAGGTAAGATTAAGCTGCTTTTTAATCAAAGGAAGAGGCTGCTTAGATAAGAACTGAGAAGACAGATTTCGGCTCATGGAATCCCAGTCGCCTTCTTCTTTCAGTTTATTGATAGCAGAAAGTTTTTCGGTACCGTCAGCATCTCGATAAGTGCTCTGACCCTGAGCTTTGATGAGTGCGCCGAAAGGATTATCGGGATCATCTTTAATTTTCTTAAAGACATCCTTCTTTGGAACATCGCTGTGTTTGTTTGTGTTAAAGACGATGTCAGCTCCGTCAGGCATATCATCAGAATACATAGCCATGCCTTTCAGATAATGAGTCCCATCGACAAGGATACGAACCTGAGCATAGTGCGAATTGCCAAGGTCTAAATCGGCAACACCTCTACGAAGTTCGATAACACCATCTTTATTGATACCGCCCTGATCTCCATAACGAACATGAACACGGGAAGAATCAATACTAGCTGGGTATTTAATTTCGGTGTATGTGTTACCACCATCAAGGGAATGATAGTTTCCAATAGACTGGATGGCATCACGATTCTGATATACATCTTTTTGAGTGACTTCGGGAGCGCAAAGAACAGGTACATTAGTCTGCTTGCCAGGATTAGTTACCTGAGGAATGCCTACGCCATGGACCTGATAGCCCTCGCGACGAAGAATGAATAGCGCTTCTTCCAGCACGCCATCAGAGACACCAAGCTCCCTTTCCGCACCGGCACCAACATCAAGCATACCTTTCTTTTTGAGTTCCTTCTTAAGAATCTCGGCAGTTACTTTGGCTTTACTCTTGTTAGCTGCCGTATTATCATTGAGTAAGGATCGAACAGAGGATTCATTAGCAAAGCCCATCTCTCTAGCAATCTGGCTCGGATTGAGACCATCTGCCTGCAAAGATTTTGCTCTTGCCACTTGAAGCTCTCTTCGTTCATGTTTCGCATACTTCTTTTCCAATCGATAATCGGTAGTGGAGTCGAAACCAAGCGCTTTAGCGATTTCTTTTTCGCCGAGTCCCTGACCTTCGAGTTCGGCAACGCGACTTAAAAAATCGCCAGTTCTCTGATAAGGGTTATCGCCTGAACCCCAAGGATATCTACCAGAGCGTCTCTTGACGCCATAGTGCATTAAATCTTCTTCGTTGGGATTCATAAGCTATTAGCCCTCCTGTTCTTTGATTTTTCTGATTATTTTATCGAATCGAACAATCTTATCCATGATAGGTAGAATATCTTCAGCTGTGGGTCTACTGACTTCGTAGTCGTCATATTGATACAGCCGACATTCAATTTCGATATCTCCGGGTTTTACTTTGTATTCCAAACAGAAAAGAGCGACATATACCCAAAGCTGTTTCATACTAGCCTTAGTCTCGCCGCTCTTATAATCATGGATGCGAAGGAACCCGTCTTTGAATTTGATGGTATCGGCGGTTCCAAAACAATTTTCTGAATACATCAGAATTTGTTCGGGAATCATTTTATAGCCGATAGCATCATTAACATACATATTCAAAGTCTTCTTAGACTTGGGAAGCTTTTGCCCAAGCCGAATACATTGTGCAGCAAAGTCATGCATAATGGTTCCACGCAAAGTGGCCAAATGCTTAGAATATGTATCTACCAGTTTTTCATCGGTATAGTTAATCCAATGATAGTTACTCGCGCTAAGAAAAGCGTGTTGACCTTCATATTCCGAATGCCCGTTGAAGTTCATTCAACACTTCCTCCTTATTTTCAGGATAGATAAAGCTGGAATATGACATTCGATTTAATGTATCAACGTAATACTCTTGGTTCGGTTGCTTCTTAGCTTTTGCTGATTTCTTACATTCCAGAACAGCCCATTTGTCTTTGTAGAAGACGGTCAGATCCGGAAAGCCCTGAATATAGCTCGCATCGTTTTTAATCACGACACATCCAGGGAGTCTCTTTTTCAGATCTTTGATCAGCTTTGATTGAAAGCTGCTCTCCAACATCGACAAAGCTCCTTTCACGGAAAAATAAAAAGGAAATGCCGCGAAAACGACATTATTCCTTCTCCCTCATAATAGAGCGTGTTTTTCTCGCGAAAATATAAACTAAAAAGAGCCCATACCGGTTAAGGTACAGGCTCTCAAACAACTCAATTAACAATCTTCAATTTCAATTGGGATTCCGCCGGCCCATGCGAAGTAGACATCTTCGTGCACAGATTTTCCGCATACAGAACAGATGAAGCAATCTCCATCGTGCTCCATAGAATCTCGTGCATCACAGTACAGGCAGTCGCCGCCGGTTACCTCATCTCGCATACGTTCGATAATCTCATACTCATCCTCAGTAAACTCATAACCATCCAATTCGGAGTAGTCGATTTCATCGTCATCACCATTGTCGAAGATTCCATCATTATTACGCCAATTAAAGAATGCCATAGAAAAAACCTCCTTATTAGTCATTCGAGCCAAACGTAACATTTTTCCCGAATAATGTCAATGGGAGGCTTGTAAATCTTTTACGAATTACATTTTCACAGTGGGAGGTCTAGCCTCGTGATTGTATTCATACGCAAGGACCTCAAATCTCAGTTTACGATGTTTCATAGCGTTTTTCTCCTTTCATTTTGCTAATTTTATGTCTTTGCCCAAAAACCCACTTTTTTCTCTTACTTTATATATAAAAAATATACTTTTTCTACGCGTAATTAAAAATAAAAGTGGGCAAGTGGGCAGAAACCCAAAAAAGTGTTGTGCCGCAACGGTTTTTCAACGCCCACTTTTCAAAAATAAATGGGCAGAAAGTGGGCAAAATGGCCAAATTTCGTCCTTACAAGCCTCTCCAAAGGCTCCAAAATTCAACCAAATGCCAACCAATCAATTACCAAAAGTATCAAAGCCCATTTTCAGTTTTACTAAAGTGGGCAGAGGATTGACCAAACCGCTCGATAGCTTCATCATAAGGTATCCCCAATTTTGCAGCAGCCAACCCTATTTCGATAGATATGTTGCGCTCTAAAGTATCCCGAACAGGACCTGAAGTAGTAAGTATAACTTTCTTTTCTGAAGATCCTTCACGTTTGAATTTCCTTAACAGTCTTTCTGTAAGGCTTTCGTATTCGGGACCATTGGCATATGGATCTCCAAACATTACGCTTTACCCTTTCGGATTCTGTCTGCTTCTTCTTTGGTCATTCCGAGAACCGCGAACATACGATCCTGGAAAGCATTGCGCCGGATTACCGGAGGGTTGAAGCAGGCTGCGATAGCGTTCCACTTATTGTTGATCTCATTGATGCAGGCCATAACACCGCGGTCGGTCTTCACGCCACGCTTCTTGATCAAATCGGCGAACTCATCTACCAGGTCGTCCGTCATGGAGTGCATAGCCTCCACTCTGGCCTCCTTGTCCTTCAGAGCCTCGCCATACTTAGCATAGTATTCTTTTGCTTTCATTCGAATTTCCTCCCTGTTAAAGTTTCAATATGAGATACGATCAGTCTAAGCCGATCATAATCGCCGCATTTGGTATTGATGATATGTTCTAACTCCTCAACGTGCTTGAGTAAGCAGTCGCGCTGTTCACTGATACGCTTGCATTCAGCTTCCCAATTGGGTTGAGCCTTCATGTCATTTTCCGAAACGAAGCCTCGAATAACTTTGCGAACATCTTCCTCTTTTAACACCAGACAGTCTTCAATACCATTGGAAGTTTCAATGTGTGCAAAATATTGAGGAACATTTTTAGCTATCGCATCGATCAGTTCGATTCTTTCATCTTTAGTCACGCTTTTTCTCCTTTCGTGATTTCGTCATAGATCTTATCGAAGTCAATACCGTTATCCTTGAGTTTCTTGGAACAAAGCCAAGGACCATTTTTCATATCCACCTCATACCAGGAGTACAATTCTTTTAGAATCGGATAATAGTCCTTCATGAAGTTTCTGATACCGTTCTCAACGTATCCCAAGCGTTGATGCAGCACCCAGGCAACCACTGCCATCTCCTCTTTTTCGAGGTCTTGTGAGCCTTCTCTGAGCGCCTGAGAGATCATTTCGTTGAATGCTTTCTGCTCTTTAGCATTCAGTTTTGTACGGATGATCTGACCGCAAGATTTGATAAACTCCATAGATTACACGCCTCTGATTGCAGGATTCGTAGAGACAAGCTCCCATTCTTTATCATTGTAATAAGTGAAGGTCTTCATAGTGAAATCCTTCAGCTCAACAACGATACTGTTATTGCCATTAGGCTGCCAGGAACGTACCTGCTCCTGGTAAGCAGGGAACATACCGAGCAGTTTTGCCAAAATAGTAATATAGCCCATGGTTAATTACCCCCCCCCAATCTTTCTAAAATCATGACGCGAGCAACACGGTCAAGCACGATATACGGATCGCGTCTCGGCTCGTTTGCAAGAGCCTGTTTAAGCTTTGCTCGAACGGACTCCTCTTCTTTTCGGTTGTTTATTACATAAAAGTCCTTTAAGACTTGGATCTTCTCATCAATAGCCTCATCCGGAGTAGGCAGCTTTACTTCACTCATCTGCTTTTCTCCCCGTCACGCACGCTGACCCATTTGAATAGACAAATATGCCAGTTGAGCCAATGGATCTCAAAAACACAGGTGTTCGTAATGCGGCAGGGCCAGGGCTGCCAGTAGATGGTGGGCAGCAAACAGAACAAATAGTCGGTGTAATCAGTGAATGCGTGGAAGTTCCATATGATTTTGTAATCACGGCGATACTTTTTGCAATCACGCATAAGCGTAATCAGCCTTTTCAAATGCATTTTGGTTTTTCTCCTTTCAAAATAAAAGAAAAGAGAGAGATCAATTAGACCCCTCTCAGTTCTCGTTATACGAAATAATGCTGAATATGTCTCACTTTGACGATCCGCTTGAATTCGTCTTCCTGCTTTTTAGTTGCATAGAACTTGAACACCCGATAGTGTAAGCTCTGGGCCGGATGCTGAGCATCGACGATAGTAATAACGTCGCTTGCCTCCCATCTCAGACCGAACTCGCCTAACAGCTGAGCAAAGTCAAATGCGTAATAAGCATCGATACGATTGCAAAATCTTCTAGGTTTATCAAACATAATTAACAAATCCTTTCGTTTTTATCTCACTAAAGGAGCTGTTTTTTATGCGACATCACTTATAGATTTTACCTGTTTTCTTGTCCACGAATGTGATGCGACCCTGGATTTCGAAACCAGCAAGCTGGGTAACATAGCGAATGACTGACATCAGCTTGGACAATCTATCCTCTACACCGATCCTTTTAATTGCTTCGAAAGCAGTTGGATCGATATAGCCGGATGAATTGCGTTTGAAGTCTTTTTCCATCGCTCGGACGGTCTCCTGTTAGATTTCATATTGGAATGCGTAAGAAGCCTTCTTACCACAACGGCAGCAGGTTTCTGTAACGGTGCAACGCTGAGTATCTTCATCATAGCTGCGCTTGGTATCAGCGGAATGATACTTATGGTTTAGCAGTCCGCACATGAGTTTCTTAACAAACTTAGGCATGGAACTATCACCTCCTTATTTTTAATGGATTTCTATCATTTTTTATTCATCTCATTGTTTGCCGTAGTCTGAATGAACTTAGCCTTTGCTAAATATCGTTTCTCTGCGGTCACAATCTTATTAAAGATCTCAGCAGAGATTAGACAAGCAACAGCACGATCGACAGTACCGTAATTAACGTTATGTTCGATGATATGCTCTGCGCCAATCCAGGCGAATGAGATGAAGAAAAAGATGGCCACAAATAAAAACGTGACCACCAGACAGCTGATTATGAAGTTTTTCATTGTTCCTCCTTATGGTAATCCACTTCCCAGATGCAGCACATCAGGTTCCACACGAATGCTCGGTCATGAGGCTCGTCCTTATCACCGCGCAGCCACTTCAGATAGTGCCGTACAGCAGAGTCAATATAGCACTTAGGCGGAATACCCTTCTGCCAATTATTTTCGCCGTACTTTTTTGCACCTTCTTCAAAATGCTTGGCAACTTCGAGAATCGTTGTTGCTTTAGAGTTGCCATACGCAGCACCATAAGCTTTTTCAGAAAAGTAGTTCATAGCTCCGTAAAGATATATAGTGGTGCCATGGACCTTGAATTGTGCGATACAGTTGAGAATATCATCTTTTAGCCATGTTCCGATGACTTCCAAAGGCATCAGATCACAACGTCCTTTGCCTTCCTGCATATCGCGCACAGCACCGGATTCAAACTCTCGGCGATTTCCAGAGTCTTTGATTACAGAAATCTCTATATTTGCAGACTCGGCCATCATTCTCCCTCCCCAAGCAGAACATCGCAGGATTTCTTGGAAACGTGAGAACGAGTAACCTCAATGGTAGGACATCCGGTCATCATTCGACCGTCCAAAGGAAATCTCAGCCAGATATCGAAATCCGTCATGAGATCGCCATTGCCGACAAGGTCTTCAGCTCTGTCAATAACTTCCTGACCAGCGGCCTTAACCATTTCGACTAGCTTAGGTCTGAAATTCGTATTAGTTTTAGGCATCGGAATCCCCCATATCATAAAGAATTTCATTGTATAATTTCTGAGCATTTGGTGATAAATCATCGCGAGTAGTTGTTGGCTTACATTTTGCATACATCTTCTCAACAACCTCTTCCGACCTGAATACAAAAATATATGCAAATAGGATGTTAAGCAACGGAATTGATAGAGCTGCGCCGATTTGAATAGCGGATATCAGTCTTGTAGACCAATGCTGCTTAGGAGGAACAAGACTAGGATAACGCTTCACAAATTCGTGAGCGACATGAATGGCGATCAAATGAAATAAGACGACATCCAGAATGAATATCGCCGCTGTTGCTTTTAACAGAAACATAGTCCTAGTCCCCTCAATCCACAGTCTCGATATCGTAAGGCCACCACATATTCGGGTTAAAGTTGATAGTATAGTTGTACTTATCCACATCACCCTCAGTAATATCCTCGACAACATAAGTGACATTATCGCTGAGACCGATGAAATGTTTCTTGTAAGAGCCATTTTCTGTTTCCACGATTACTTCGAGCTGATGGTCAGACATATCGGCTTCAATGGACATTTTACCAGTCATCTGGAACAGGATATCACCCTGTAGGCAGTTGACGACAGTAATCTGTCGAACATTATTGAAGTTGTCAGCTTCCAGAGATAGGTTATAAGAAACCATATCAGCCTGACGTTCTTCGCAGCCAGTAAATACACCGCAGCATATGACCAGTGTCAACAGTATTACAATAAATCTCTTCATTTTAGTTTTCTCCTTTTGAAATAATATTTTCTTCCGCATATTCAGAAGCATCCTGACCGATTGCCTTAAGGACAACCCGGAACATTGCCCGGGCTTCCTTCTGGTCAGGGACCTCGTTAAACGCATGAACATGAATCATGGTCATATCCAGCTTCTTATTTATCATAGCCAGGATAACGAACTCATGCTGTTCAGCAGTTTTGGTATACTTTTTGAACCGTGCATAGAGCTCGTCACAATCCTGAACCGTAATTACTTTAGGCATTGTTAAGCCTCTCAATCTTTATTAGAAGAACTTGCCGATCTGGTCCATCTTCTTCAGATCAGACTGAGCAGGAATTGCCAACGCCCGAATATCGGGATGGGCAGCAGAGGATGTACGCAGATTGAAGAAGTGCTGCCATTCACCCACAGGAGCCGTCATGACGATTTCGGCCTTGGTGCTGGTAGGCAGAACGGAACGTGCCTCCTGGGGAGTGCAGCCCAGCTCGTTCACCATCCAGAAATATCTGGTCTCGGCATTTTCGCAGGATGTCTGCCACTCGTAGTAAGCTTCGGAGTCCTCTTCGCACCAGGACGGCTTAACCACGGTGATTTCCGTGCCGAACTTACCCAGCGTATAATTGCAGTAACGGGTGCTTTCCTGAGCATAGCTTGCCGGACGATGCCGGACAATCTCATGGGTAACACCGCGATCGCAGGTGAAGAGAATGGAGATATCGTAATGGACCTTGATCTCCACGTCGGTCTGGAGCTCATCGACGGTGATGGGTCTGAGCTTGCAGAAAATTCCCGCAGTATCCTTCAGAATGCCGGGAGCGTATTCCGGGAAAAGTCTGGAGTAGTCGTAGATAACGCTGTAAAGATATGTAGGAATGGTGGGCATAAACTTTTGACAGTTTTCGATGAATTCACGCCAAGCACGGACATTACCAGAAACAATGTTTCGGGAATTGTTTTCATTGGTGGTCAACCGGAGGAAGGATCTGATGCCGAAAACATTTTCCAGTCTCATGATATCGCACCGGATGTTCATATGAGTATAGGCATCGGTCATAAAGAGCAGAGAGCCATGTTCCATCACAGCGCCGTGATTGCGCTTGATGATGTTGCCGACAAAGGTCTCGGCGGAGGTATCGGTAATCTTATCCTCGGATTTGTAGCAGACACGGCCGATCCTTTCGATACGCCGAAGGATGGAATCTTCATTGATACCGGGATGGGGCATGATTTCATGGGATGCATTTACGATTTTCATATATGGTGTCCTCCTTAACCATTACAGCAGGCAGTAGCCTGATACTGATTTCTCTCGATTTCGGCCGCGTCGGGCATGAACATATGCATGTCTACGAAGTAAGACTGAATGCCATAGTTTCTGGCAATACGAGCCTCTGTGTCACAGCCCTTGAAGTAGTCGGTATAATTGATGCCGATGAAATAGTCAGCCTCGGAAAGCTTCTTGATAGACTCGCCGAGGTACCAGACAGGCCGGATACAGGCATCAGGAGCATTGTTGGGAATGTAGGAAGGGATGACGACTTCCAGCTCCTGATCGAATACGATCTCAGCGATCTTGTGCATCCGGTTCATACTGTTGCGGATATTTTCCTCGGTACGGCCCTTCATGGGGCAGCTGATGAACAGTTTCTTCTTACTCATTTGTTTTCTCCTTTTTAGTAATAAGTTTTTGATAAAGCTCGTAAGCTTCTTTGCCCTGCATAGCGTTGATGATCTCAACGTCCTTACCCGGAGCCTTGCGACCAACAACAAGGATTCCGACATCCTCGCCGTGAGTGAAATCAACACTCACCAGAATGCACTCGTTTACTTTCATCTTTTATAACCTCCTCGAAGGAATCCATCATTTTTCGAAGTACATAGTACATGAATCTAACATCGCCGGTCGCCACAGCATCAAGCTTTTCGGCAGAGACATACTGAATGGTTCTCCAGTTATTTTTGCGGAATTCGATGCGATAGGAATCCTCGGCGGCATCCCAAGAAATCGTAATTTCAATTTCTCGGATGCGAGCCATGGAGAAAATGTCAAGAATACTGTTTGATGTCAAACCGGTTACTCGGTTGAATGATTGCATGTTGCCCATTCTCGACCCTCCCTTTCATTTTTGAGCTTTAGATCGATGGGCTGGTTACCATGAGACACGGAATGTTTTACTCGGTCTCGTTCCTCCGCTTTCTTGGCATTATTCCAAGTTGCGAGAGAACCAACCAAATAGCCGGTGATTCTACGAATGCGTTCGAACTTGACACCCTTACCCATTCGTTCATGCGTGTTTCTTGCCATTCTTTTCCTCCTTTTTCTTTTCATGGCCTTCGCACTCGAAGGTTGCCATGGGATGATAGATTTTGTGCTGGTACTTCAAGCACTTATGCTCGCCAAACACCTCATCGAACTTATGGTGTCCGCAGGTGATGCAGTTTTTCTTAGCCATAGAAGATTCCTCAGTTGGAAATCAGAGCGATGTTGCTGCTGTGAACCAGATAGGTCTTACCATCGATCTTGACCTGGATCTGGTCGCCGTCGTCAAAATCGGTCCAGCTACTCACCTTTCCTTCGACGACCTCACCGTTGGGGAGGCTGATTACAGCGGTCTCATAGGAATAGGTCAGATCAACAAGCTGCTTATTACAGCCGGACAGGATGGCGGCGAAAAGAATGATCGTCATAAACAAGACGAATGCGAGGATAATGCGGCTCATGGTTTGCTTTTTCATAGATGATTCTCCTTTAGTTTCTTTTGATGAATTTTTACAAGCATGTTTGCCGTTCGGTTAGCCCATGGATCGCCAAGTGGCAAATTATATCCAGAAGAATGATCGAAATCCTCATATTCTTCTGCATAAGGACATTGTGCAGCAATTTCTGGATATTGCTTTTGGAGTTTTTCCAACTCTACTGCCCATTCGGACCACTGAGAGTCGGATATTACATTGGCGTTTAGCCTATAATAAATAACACTGTGGACTAGGATCTGCCTCCGGCGGCGAGTAATTAGTTCTGCGATTCTTGCTTCCACCATTTTCCAAGAAATCTCCTTGCGAATTCAGTGTGGATCTTGCCATCTTCAGGAACTTTTTCTACGGCATAAACCGGAGACCGAAAAACAAACTCGCCATAAGGATTCGGGACTTTCTCCAGCCATTTAGTGAAGACGTTATAGTAACTTCCGGAATTACCAAGAAAGCGTTTGGAAATTGCCATGGCAAGACCCTTTTCCGGATCGTACTTATCGTCTTTCTGCGTCTTTACGACAGTTTTACTGCCATCGGACCAGAACACGATGGTAGCCGGAGGTTTGAACATAACATCTTTGATTGTGAGTTTGCTACCTTTGGCACCATCGATGAAACCTTGTACCAACATCTTTCCATAATGAACCGCTGCAAGGCTTGGGTTTTCGTTGAGAACAGCGTTTTCGATTGCTTTGAATGACTCATAGATGCTCTCAACCTTGTCCCACAAAATGGTAAAGCCTCGCGGATTGACTCTCACATTTTCAACGTGGAAATAGAATGTCCACTGAGTAGCATCATAGTCTCTGGTCCTGACAGAGAGACCATATTCATTTGCGAATGAGTGAACCATACGTTGCAAGGCCTCTCGTTCGCTTTGCATGATATACATATTTTCTCCTTTCAAAAGAAAAGAGAAGACACCCTTTTACAGGTGCCTCCTCTCAGCATTTAGAATACTTTCCAACCATCTCTTTCGAGAATATCTTTGAATATCGCGCAGCTTTCAATCGTGTTTTTCTTGATAGATTCCATGTAGTCTCTCCGCAGACCATATCTATTGTCCAACGCATAGACGTGCTCAATGCTGGGATTACGAATCCTCATCAACTGAGCCGCATATCTAACGTTGTTAATAGAGAAGTTTGCTTCTTCGATACAGGCATATCTCAAGACTCTGTATTTGTTATCAGCTCCCGCGATACCGTATAGAAAAATGGTTTTCATAAGTTTTCCTCCTTTATTTTCTTCATAAAGGAGGTTGTTTATTTTGCGCTCCGCCCACAAGGGGCGGGGATTTACTTCTTAACGTGGAAGACCAGGCGCACACCACTTAACGCTAGAAGCGCAGCTGCAGCCCGAACGGCCATCGTTATCGACGCAGGCAAAGCCGCGAGCCGAATAGTTCTTCTTGGTTGCATTCCGCAGCCAGTACCAGGAGTAGTCGTCCTTGTAATCCGCCACCCGGTTCTTGCGCTTCTTCATCAGCTCGAACTGCTCGTCGTTATCGGGCTCGATGGC